AAAAGTACCAATACTACCTACGTTTGTGCCGGCACGATAGAAGCCCAATAGCGCCCCGTCAGTACCATTTCGGTTCAAATAAGCAGATTGTCCATTGTATGATGCAAAGATGCGCCCATTAGCACCAAGACTAATACCTTCTGTCGTATTGCCAACACCGATAACTTCGCCTACCGTCTGACCCACCAACAGGTTGCCTGATGAGTCTATGCGCATGCGTTCTGAGCTGCCTGTAGCAAATGCTAAAGCATTATCTGAGTGCGTGTAATTTATATAGCCGCTATACGCACTTGCACCAGTGCCGTCTCCAAATTGGATCGTACCTGCACCAGAAGTACTGCTCAAAAACAGTGCGCGGACATTCGTATCTGAAGTGCTGCCAATAGTCAGCAACTCTACTGGGGACGTGTTAGCAATACCCACGTTGCCGCTGGAAGTAAACGTGGCGACAACAGAATCTGAATCGTCTTCAAAGATTTGCCACTTACCTGCTTCTCTTTCTCCGATTTCCCAGTTTGTTCCTGAAACTGTAGAGTCTTGACGAATAATAGAGTCTAGAGGTGCTGTGCCGCCTAAGTGCAACTTGGTGCTTGGGCTGCTAGTGCCAATACCCACACGACCTGAATTATCAACAGTCATAGCAGTAGTCCAGCTTATTGCAGAGTCTGCTGTACCTGATGGTGCTACTTTGAAAATGTGAGTTCCAGCGTTTTGAAAATACTGAGATGCTTCATCTGTTGCAAGGTATGACTCTTGATTGCTTGAGTTTATGTAATAGTTGGCACTGAGATAGACGCGCGAAGGGTTTGTTGTATTTCCTGCAAATGATGCACCCAGACCAACTTGTAATGCATCAATAGTTGATTGCCAAGTTTCAGGAATGACACCAATACCCACGTTGCCTGATGAGTCTATGGTAGCCCTAGTGCTACCTGATGTGCCTAGACTCATTGAATCATTGGTATGGTTATAAGACAAATATCCTCTGTAGTGGTTGGCGGCTGTCCCTGCTTCATCTCCAAACTGTATAAAAGACTGTTGATTAGTAGCCGCCCATAGCTGAACTCCTCCCGCCACGCTACCCGCTGTGCCAACACTTATTGCTCTGGTTCCTGCATTTCCTTTTACAGCACCGCCTACGTTTAAGTCTGTAGAAATCGTGGCTGTACCAGTAACGTCTATGCCTGTGGAGGTGGTGGCTAGTTTAAGGGCATTGTTGTAGTAAAAACGGTTAGCATCTCCAGCAAAAAATTCAGCTTGAGTTGCAGAGCCACCGCTTGTTTTAATTACAACATTTGTTCCTTGAAGATTTAAATTTCCTGTTCCTGCCTCGTCAATAATGCTGTCATTAGTAGAGCTTGAATGGTAAATCTGTAGGTCAGAGCCAGCACCGAAGATGGCTTTGTCATTATCTCCAAAAGACACATCTGCACTAGTAGTTAGTCCTGCAAACGTAGGGCTGTCAGTAGTAGCAACACCTTGGTTGAGAGCCTTAACCGATGCGATAGACGTTAGCTCGCTGTCCATCAAAGCACCAGCGGCTGTTACGTTGGGGGTATCTGTTACGTCTGCGGAGGCTTCAATGCCGTCTAGCTTGGTGCCATCTGTAGCAACATCACGACCATCGAAGGTGCTATTAGTTGTAATAGCTCCAGTCATAGCACCGCCAGACTTGGGCAGTGCAGCGTCTGCTGTAGTACCTTGAGCTGCTGTAGCATAGTCCGCAGAGTCAAAAGCCTTAACCTGTGCAAGGTTAGTTACTTCAGAATCCATTAGTGCGCCAGCGGCTGTGACGTTAGTTGTATCCGTTACGTCTGCTGAAGCCTCGATGCCATCCAACTTACTTCCGTCAGTAGCGACATCACGCCCATCAACAGTGGAAGTGGTAGTTATAGCACCAGTAAAAGCCGCGCCAGATAGCTCGGCCTTATCTGTGTTGAGATTGGTGAAGTTCGCATCAACTTCGTTATTAGTAAGGGGCGAGCCTTTGCCTGCCCTTGTAGTAATAGTAGACATAGGTAGCCCCTTCTAATTAAGATGCAGTAAGTGTAATAGTCCAAGTCACTGACATAGTGTCGTCAGCTTGCTTGTTCACCACTGGGAAAATAACGTGGCAAAGCATAGTGCCAGAAGTAGCAGCATTAAAGATGCCTGCCTCTGTAACCGCGCCAGTGCCTTCACCTGCTTCAAAAGACGAAACATAGGTAATGGTATTGCTAGAAGCTGTAGTGCTGTCTAACGCTTCCCTAGAGCCTAGAATCGACTCCAGATCAGTATCACCAGCAGCCGCAGCAGTAGTACCGCTACCCAGTGCCATGTGAGACATAACGCCAGCAGAAGCATCAGCCATGCGTGAGCAAATGTAGGTCAGACCCGCACTTACTACCAAGTTGTTAATTTCACGGCTTTCTTTTACCTTGCCGTCTTTGTCTTTCAGAACTATCGCAACATCGCCGCGTAGTTTTAAGTCATCATTAATCATAAGTCACCTGTTAAAAGGATTGTGAGTAGCCGACATAATCTTCGGCAAAGTAATCGAAAGAGCAATAGCCCTGACCGCGCATCGAACCAGAATCGGATGCACCCATTGTATCACTCAAACCCCTAGACGTGGAATAAGCAAACAAATCGACAATAGTAGCCAGATCGGATCGAACTTTTACAAAGGTCATTTCTTGGTCATCATCTGCGGTGGCTTCACCGTCCAGATCATCTGTGACACCAGTGACCTCATCTATAAACTTGTGAAAGTCCATAGTCTGATCTTCAGCAGCAGAAGAAGAATCAGATATAATCTTGTTGGGAGAGAAAACAGCACTGTCAGTCATGGCCGAACTATCAGCCAAACCTTTACCAAACGCCATCGCCTCAGAGTCAGTAAACGCAGAAGCATCTGCAAATGCTTTGCCTGCGCCTAAACTAATAGACTCAGCAGCAGAGAATGCATCCGTATGCGATCTGTTAAATGCAGTCTGTATGTCTATGCTCTCAGCCACAGAGGATGAATCAGTCAACAGCTTGCCAATGCCTAGCGTATCTATTTGATCGGATAGTGACCCAGAGTCGCTTTGCACCTTGCCAATACTAATCGCAGCAGAGTCAGCAGTAGAGGATGCATCAGAAACGCCCTTGCCTGATCCTAGAGCAGCAGAGTCAGTTGCACCCTGTGTATCTGTCAGGGTCTTACCAACGCCCTTAGACGGCAAATCAGACAGCCCTAGAGCATCAGCAAAAAACCTAAATACAAGAAAGTCACCGAACTTAATTTCAGCAACAGCCTTTTTAAAGCCAATATCGGCTACGGCTTTCTTAAATGCAATGGCTGCCTTAATCATTAGAAGTCGGCTCGAATGTAAAAGTCTAGCACTTGGAATATAGTCTCTACTGTGCCACTGTCATAAGTGATTTCGATCTCACCCTCATAGTAGCCCTCATCAAGCACCAACTGGGTTCCTGAGAATGAAAAGACAGCAATACCGTCTGCAAAGTTGCCACCTACGTCAGCAGCCGCCAATGTAAACAAAGTAGTGGTGGTTCCTTTAGCCCTAAACTTCAGCGCACAAGAGCCGCCAGAAAAGTCTATAGCAACGCCTGTGTCATCACGGGTCAGCTTTGCTTGAATCTGTGGGGCTTGGTCGCCCTGTACTAATTGATAAATCATTTTATGCCTCTAGCGGGTCAATAAACCCATATCGTTTTATACCGTCATAACTGGTCTGTAGGAAAAACGTGTATATATCAGTGCGATGCCGCAACTCTTCTTTGCGATTACCAACAGCCTCATTTGCTGCTGGCGCATCTGCCACCGTATCTGTAATAGTATCAGTGCCGTCTAGCGTAGTATATCCAACTTCAATCACGATACGTTCTCCATAGTGCCGACCCATTTTACAAGCCTGCAAGTAACATTGCTGATATTTGTTGTACCAACAATGCTTGGCCTAAATTCAGTAGCAGTAGTAGATTCGCCATAAGTATTGGAAAAAGGTATTCGTACATTCACAGTCTTGCCTGTAGGAACGAATATCTTGCTGTCTATACCGTAATCAGCCGATATCCAAGTACCTGCCGATGCGAACTTGCTGGGACTGAAATACATAGTTTCGCCATTAGAAAACACTGCGCTAGATGAAGAAACCATCACATAGGTACGGTTATTGCCTGAGTCGTAATAAACGCTATTTATGTTGCCAGTTGTACCGCTTCCAGAGCTGTTATCTGCAACCCCGCCAGTATTGTCTAGCAGAGCAAGCACGTTGCCGCTTATATAAACCCACTGATTAAATGGTGGTGCGCCAGATGCGAGAGTTACAGTGCCAACTATGCTGCCTGTAGCCCCCTTGCTTTTTCTCTGCATGTTTAAGGTGAACTGCACCTGATGATCTGTGCCGCTGCTATTCGCAGTAGTAAAGTCAAAATCTAAGTCTAATCTCTGACGCTTTGAGATACTTAAAGATGGCGCAGGTATGGCAAAGTCTTGCCCAAACTGAGTGCTACCAGTGGCAGTGATATTTTCATATATAGATGCTGGATAAAGCTCAGATACATCGCCTGATAGTTTATCGACAGTAATTGTGGAAGCATTGATTTGATTGACAGTGATCACGCCATTCATGTTTTGCAGAGTTGGCAAGTTGCCTGCCGAAAATGACCCTGTAACAGTTGCATTTGTGACATTTAGATTATCAGCAACAATGTCCCCAGATACAGATAAGGTTGTACCGTTGAAAGATAGCTTATCTTTTAGGCTGAACTGGCCCGTATTATCTAAGTAAAAACCAGTGTTGCTATTATTGAAAGTGCCTGCGCCTTCATAGAGCTTTGTTCCAGATATTGTGATCCCTGAGATTGTTCCACCAGTAAGCCCAAGGTTTACGTTTGTATCTGAATCTTGTAATGCACTCGACCCATCACTAGCCCCTGAAACAACTGTACTGGCAACAGTCCCACCAATTGTCACAGAGCCTGAAATAGAACCAGAAGTAGCAGAAACATCGCCCCTGATAGTCGCCTGCTCAAACTCAACTACTCCGCTTTTCTGTATCTTCCATCCTGCCGACCCAGAAACGTAATTAGTTGACTCTAGGGTCGTAGCAATCTTCTGAATCGTTACAGCATCATCATCTATTTTTGGGGTTGTAACAGCACCACCTTCAAGCTCACCAGTACCAACAGCGCCTATACCAATGTCGCCAGATCCTACTACACTAGTGGTTGAATTAGCCACGCTGCTAAAGGCAGATGCATTGCCCGTAAAGTCAATGGCTTTGACCTTGTAGTAGAACGTAGCAGAATTTGCTAGATCATCATCAATAAAGACGGTTCCGTCAGTGTTACCGATTAAGCTATAAGTGCCACCTGAACTGGTAGACCTATATACGTCGATATGACTTAGGTCTTTCTGTGTTGGGTTAGTCCAGCTTATACTGATGTGCTGGTACTGCCCGCTTGCAGATACAGAAGATGGAACATCAGGCGCAGTGGTATCGACAGCCGCAGTAGGGGCAGCCACTATGTATGTTGACGATACGCCAATCTCGTTAACAGCCTTTACTCGAACATTGTACTGCTGATTATTCTGCAACCCAGTAATCACTGCTGGCGATGCTTTAGAATCCATTGTGAAGTAGTTACTGTCCGATGTTTTCTTCCACTCAACAACATAGTGATCAGTGAACGCATCATCTGCATCAGTCCACGCAACATTAAAAGTTGTGTTAAATGTGCCGTCAGAGTTAAGGAATGAATCGCCTGTAATGTTTAGGCTAGTGGGGGCGGCAGCCGTTAGACCGTCATATAGCTCAACCTCACCTGCTCCTAGGTACACTTCTTCGTCTGAGGTAGTCCAGTCCCAAATAGATGGGGCAGTCTCAATCGCATCGACGTTAACTACAATCTGCCCTTCGGCAGTAAAGTCCATAGTATACCCGACAACCTCAAACACCTTATTTGAGTAACCTAGTCGAGCGTTAGTGACGTTGATATTGTCACCAATCTTAAAACGCAAAGCACTTAGGTTGCAGGGAATAGTAATCGCTTCTTGCTGTCTGCTGCGGAACATTGCGAGCTTGGCTATTCTTTGTGCGCGAACATTGTTGACAGTGAACGGAAGCGGCATATCAAGATAGATAGGGTCGCCATCAGCAGCAGCAAATGTGCTGGATAATTGTGCGGGGTAATCGGCAAGAATATAGTTGTCATCCTCTGACAGGAAGACACCCTTAACACCGTTATAAGCGTTTCTCCTAGACTGCTTGGTCTGTATGCTTATATCACCAACAGCTACCGACTCATCAACGCTGTATGTCGGGGCCACATACTCTCCTGCGTAAATCTCAAACTTGCCTGAAGAAAAGACAAGCCGCCCAATCATAGCTCCAAGCATTGAGTCAATATTAGACTTAATAGATGATGCCGTATCCACAACACCATCCATCGTGTATCTTTTTTGCGTACCGCCAGCAGCAAGCGCAACATTATCATCACAAACAGTAGCGGCAGCATTAACGCTGGAGGTTAGTATATTGCCAACTGACTCGCCAAGCCCGTACTTGGTGTCGCGGAGATAGTCATAAATACATAAGGCTGGATTCTGAGACCAAGCTGTAGTGCTATTTGCTGGGTTTAATACTTTCTTGCCTCGAATAACTGTCGAGATATTAGGCAAGCCATTCGCAAACTTATCTACATCATAGGTTAGCTGGATCGCCATGTAAGCTGTATCTAATAACTTATGGTCTGATGTCCACTTTGAGGATGCAGCAACTAGCGCACTGTCTGCCGTAGTCTGATCACCTTTATGGAACCCTATGCTTACATAGCTTCCCCAGTCTCCAACAAATGATCCACCATCCCAAATCTTGATATCGTTAAACCAGACTTCCTCATAGGCATCTATTTCATGTCCAGCTACAACAATAACCAGCCACAGGTATTTCTTATCTGCTCCGCTTGACTCCAAGTAAACAAGATTCCCGCCTATCCTAGCTCGACCATAAACAATCTTTCTAGAATGCGCGGCATCTCTTGAAGTTACCGACCTGCCACTCATCTGAGAGCCTAAATCTGGAGACGGCATAAGGGCGCGAGAGACCATTGACAATCCTGCGCCAATAGCAAATGCAACGAATAGGTTAATACCTGACTGGGCAATGATTGCCCCACCAACGGAAACTAAGCCTGCGACTAATGCAACTGCCATTCTTAATCCTTAAAGCATTTAGAGTAAATGCGCTCGATTAAATCAAAGCCCATTCTGGTTAATAAACTGTCAAAAGGTATGTGAACTTTCGTATTTATATTGAGCAAAGAAACGCCATTCTCTCGGCAGTGTTCTTCTGCGTATTTTATCAGTTGATAGCCTGTAGCGCCTTCTCTATGTTCTGGCAAAACAAACGTCACATCGTTATTGGCAAATATGTGATCAGAGTAATGAATGCTTTGCGATACAATTAAAACGCAATAACCTACTAACTCACGATCTGCCCTTGCGGTAAATACTCGCAAAACTCCAGCCGCGTCTAATCGAGCATACTCATTCCAGTCTGGATTAAGTTTTATTGTTCCCTTGTTTAAAGCAACCATTTCCCAATGCTTTTCTAGCAAAGGCTTAATCTCTTCTTTCACATTAGCTAGGCATTCATGGGCTATATTAATCATCTCTCTTGGTATGACCCACCCTCATAACTACCGCCATCGTCATAATGACCATTTGACGTTCCTGTTGCTCGGCCCCAAATGATGTCTTTATTCTGAATAGCAGTCACGAATTCAAAACCTTTATCTGTAGGGTGATCAATCTTTTGATCTTCTGCGGTGTAACGCCTTACCTTTGCTCTCTCAAATGCAATCAATTTATTTTCGCAAGCAATAGATATTGTTGAGGTTTCGCCCGACTCAGCGATAGTCATGGTATCCATAAAGCCAGCAAATATCACAGTCGGGTCAGCTACTAGATCGCCAGAGGCATCAAATGCTCCAAGCATTACAGTTATGGCCCTGCCTTGATATTCGTGATCTTTAGCTATCACAACCAAAGACGATTTGACACCTGTTAGCGTTACATTAATCCCACTGGCCTGCATGTCTGAGGTTTCAGTAACTGCGCTAATGTTAAGCAGATCGCCAACACCAGTATAAGTCTCACTGTCATAGGTAAGATCGCCAACACCAGACCACAGGTTTAACTCGTTAGGGGCTTCGCCTGAGTCAAATACCATACGGACAAGGAAGATAGGGCGAACCACATCAGCAGTTGATACTGCCTGCATTCCGCTAGATAGTGACCTACTCATAACGCCTCAACCATAGCAAAACTAAAGCCCTGCAAACTAGCCTCATTAGTTGACCAAGACACATCATTTGATGCCATACGCCAAAGGCTCTTGGGTTGGGTAAAGTCTAATGCCTGACCAGTAGCTATTGTTTCTCTAAGGGGTGGCTGAAACTCTAACGTCCCTGCGCCTGATGACTTGTCTGCCGTTACTAGGTAAAGATAACTGCCTAACTGGAAGTATGTGCCTGCTGATACCGCTGTACTGCCTGCTGATGTTGTCAGTGTCTCTGATCGAATCGCAGTTGATCCGCTAGTCAATACTATCGCTGTGTCTGTATGCAATGGGTTGCCGAAAGTAAACGTGCCTTCACGGCCTTTTAGCCCAACAATAAAGGCTTCTACTGATCGCGCCTCTGCATAGGTCAAAGGCGGCAAAGTTACTTCAGCCTCCCATCGTGCGCCCTGATGGGTATAGACCTGAGTATCTAAAGTAAAGGGAGATTCAGCAACAGCCACAACACGCTTTAGGCGCATTGACATATTCTGTATGCCGACATTCGGAAAAGATAAAGGCATTCGTTATGCTCCGACCATTGCTCTTGAGAAGTTACCGCCACGCACCCTAGCATCGGCTACAGCGCCCTTAGCGGCTTGGGCTATCTGTGGCATTAGGCTGGCTATCTCAGCTCTAACAGTGCTTTGTATGCCTGTGGTGACGTTTATGGTTTGGTTGACTACAACACCTGAACCACCACCCATCTTATTATTAGCTATGATAGAGCCTGACTGATTAGGCACAAACATTTCTGGCCCGCGCTCACCAACCATGTAAGGTTGGCCAGATTGCACTGAACCACCAATTGCCTTGCCAGATGGTGTTCCTCCTGCTGGCGCTCCAAAGAATCCTTTTAGTGCTTCAAACAATGGCTGCGTTATGTAGTATTGCACCAGCATTTTGATAAGGCTATCTACAATGGTTTTAGCCATATTTCGTATAGCGTCACCAAAAGATTTAGCCCCTGTTACTGCATCAGTAAATGCTTGCGTAAAAGTATTCATTGCCCCTTTAGTGAAAGACTCCATTGACTTCTCTAGGCTTGGCAATGAGTCAACAGCCTTGCCTATAGCGTCACTAATGTTGTCAAACACAGTTGGCGCAGAAGGCACTTCCATTGCTTCTGCTTTTACTTTTGCTATAGCTTCAGCGGCTTTTCTGCTTTGTACTTTTATCTCTTCGTAACTTTGTCTAATTGCAGCGGCAGGGTCAGCATCTTGCATTGCTGTGATTTCTTCGCGTAAATCTAAAACACCTTGCCTTGCATCAATCGCAAACTGCTTAAACCCATTGCCTATCGTGTCTTTTCCTAGCTTTTCTGCAACAAAATTATATGCATCTACAAAATCTTGTATGAAGGGTATAAGGCTTTGTGAGATATATGCACCTAAAGTCATAAAGCCAAGTTGTATCTGCTTTACTATAATATGCAAAGCGTGTAATCCACCTCGCAACAAAGCAAATGCAGATACTAGTGCGTCTGCAACTCTTTGCCCTATTGTTCCAAATTCTGCTGTGTCTAAAGATGACTGTCGCATCATGTTAGCAACAGTTTCTATGATAGGTGCAAATGCTACAGCTAATTGATTTCCTAAACCTTTAAACACTTTAGCGGAACGTGTAACTGCATCGTTGGCAGCTTCTATCTGTGCCGTATCAGCGCGACTCATAGCCAAACCAAGATGCTCGGCTTCTGCGGCCATTTGTTGTAACCCTTCTGCGCCTATAGCAAGGGTATTTACTAGAGCGACACCTTCAGAGTCAAACAACTTCATTGACAATCTAACTTTGTCTGCTTGCGTTTTTACGCTGCCCATAGCTCCAGCAATAACTTCCATTTGCTTATCAACTGGCATTTTAACTAGCTCATCAGCATTGAGGCCAAGCTCTTTAATAGCAGATTTAGCCTCGCCTGTGCCTTGTGCGGCCTCTGCAACCCTTCTGGTAAGGCGCTGCATTGCCATGTCCATTGTTTGTGTGGACACGCCAGAAAGCTCTGCCGCCAACCTTAACCCAGCCAGAGCCTCTGTAGTAACACCTAATTTATCAGCAGTTTTCGCAAGGGCATCGCCAGTTTTAAGTGACGATATTGTCATAGCAGAAAGCGCAGCTACAGCAGCAATGCCCATGGCCGCAAGTGCTTTGGTGGCCTTTATGATTGGACCACCTATCTTTTTAAGACTTTTAGTTACATTTCCAAATGCAGCTTTAGTTTTATCAAGAGCAGTTATCGTAATCTTTACATTTTCAGCCATTATTCTCGCTCACTATTTTGTGGTAGGCCAGCCACTCGTTAAAATGACTAACAGGCATCTGCTCTGCCTCTTCTATGCTCATGTGAAGGCGATCAGCCAAAGACAAAAGATTCATCCTTGATTGATCGCTTCTCAGTTTCCCTCGGCCGCCTCTACAGATTCGATCTGTGCAAACATCTGATTAGCGATTTCACTTATTACATTAGTTTCTTCACCCATCAAATCAATGCGATCTTCGGCAGATGTAAAGAGCTTACTACCGCCCTCGTCCTCTGCTTTCATAACGATCAAATCCACCATCGCGCCAACCGTGGTGTTGTTCAGGAAGTTAGGGTGCTTCTTCTGTAGTTGATCTAAGTCATAGCAAGTTATAGCCCTGCAATACAGCTTAAATGCTCCAGATTCGTCACCCCATTCAGGCACTGATACTTCTCGCGCCTCAACCTTCCTTCTACTGCGTAACTCTTTAGCTAATCCCATGGTTTAATCCCCTTATGCTGTTGCTTCAGTTACTGCTCCGCTGCACTGGATGGAGAAGCTGGCTTCAACCATTCCATCAAAAGAACCAGTGATAGAGCGTGAAGTTACGATGCCACCACCAGAGAAGTAAGATTCGCCAGTGCCAGTACCCGTTGGATAAATCTCAAAATCTACCGCAGCGCGTTCGTCTAGGATCAATTGCTGTGCATCAGCCCC